GTGTCTAGGTGTTTGTACTATTATTGTGTTTGCCATTAGCTTACTTGTGTTATTGTTTCTTTATTTAAAGTATTTAAAATATCTTCTTTTACATTTCCTAATAAGTCTTTTCCAAATTGTTTAAGCCCAAGCCCTAAAGGTTTTTGAAAGAAGCTAAGGCTTTTAATTCCATCTCTTTTAATAGCTCTACCTATTATGAATGCTAAAGATAAATTGCTTATAAATCTTCCTGACTTCTTATCTCTTCCTTTTATTCCTTTTTTACTTATCCATTTAGATAGTATTCCTGGAGGCGGCTGTTTATTAGTGTACTTATAAGGACTTGATATTACTTTACCTTTATAATCTTTGTAACTTTGTTTCTGTTTGTTTCCTGAGACTCCTTTATCTTGAAAAGTCCCATAATTAGACATATAGAATTGAACTGAAAAGCCATCAGCATCAGTTACAACTTCAAAGCGTATTGATTGCTCTAAAGCTGTACCACCTCCTTTAGCTTTTTGTAAATTACCTTTAGCTCTGTTTACTACTTGTTTTCCAAAGCTATTTAAGTATCTTTCTATATTGTCGGTGTTCATTATACAAGTCCTGCAAATACTTCTACTTGAACATCAGTTGTTGCTGCTGGTCTTACTTGCACTGTTACAATATCTTCTAAAGTAGGAAAAGCTGGAGATGTATCTTCTTCTCCTATTGCACCTTCTTCTGCTTGAAATAACACATGAGAGCCACCTGCTCTTACGTTTACTTGATAATTAGTATTAGTAGTTACTAAGGCTAACTTTATATCTTGATCTTCACTAAGATTTGTTATTCTTAAATACTTACAGTTTTCTACATCTAAAGCACCTGCTGAAGAGTGTGGTGTAGAAGCAAATACTGCTACTGTTGTAGTATTAGAATGTGCACAAGTAAGTATTCTTTCAAATACATCTATTATTCCTGTTGTAGTTACTGCATTACTAGAACCTCTAAGGCTTCCATTTAAGACTACTGTCTCTGTTATTGTTGTTACTAAATCTGCCATGTTATTATTTTTTATCTATTTGTTTTAATTTATTTATTGCCCACTCTACACCTGAAGTGCCACCCCAAGCATCCCACATAATACCTCCACAACCTTCTGAATAAGGTACATCTTTATATTGTTGATGTCTTTTAAATGATGCCATTCTTGCTATTGTATCTCTGCTTATATTTTTATTTTCTGCTAATTGTCTTGCTCTTGTCCAACCTACTCTTGTTCCACAATCACTACCATTTTCTTCTTTCCATTTAATAGCTCTTTTTGCATTGTTACTTGCTGACTTAGGATAGTCATTATAAGTCTCTAGCTTAACGCTTATTGCTTCTAGTTTTTCTATTAAATCTTCATACTTCATAACTTAATTGTTATTTTAAAAAATCCTATTTCTATTCTATATTTACCTATTCTAAATTTCATTAATATCCAGCACCTTTATCTGTTACAGGAATGTTACAAGTCTGAAAATCGTTCATTACTAATATTCCTATTTGAAAGACATAACCACAAAGTAAGTTATCAAATTTTTCCTGGAAAGGTTCTAATGTAAACTGATCTTGTGTAAAATAAAGCGGCTCATTAATATCATTTGTTCCTTCAAGTGATTGTCTTTCTGAATGCCTTAACATTCCTATAAAGTCAGTAGCTATTTGTAAAGTCTCATTAAACACATCTTGCTCATTGCTTAAAGTCTTAACTAGCTTTGTAAAGTTAGCGTCTGCATTATTCTCTGTCCAATTAGCTTTCTCACTTACTAAATCACAAATAAAGATTTGAAAGTTGTAAGTCAATTGACTATCTCCTGTTACTACTGAAGTTGGATTAATGTGAAGCAAAGGCATCTTTTCCATCTTTTCTAGATTTATCTCCCAGATGTCGCCTACTGATGTAGAGCTTATTTGCTCGTGATACTCTCCTAGTCTAAGAAGAGTATTGAGTACGTTATTATATGTCTTATTGCTGACTGCCATGTTTTACTTTATTTTGTGAGTTCAAATCTGTTTCATAACTTAGCCAAGTCAAACATTCTAAAAGGCTAAGGTTTGTTATTCTTTCTAAGTTTACAATTTCACCATTTGTTAATCTATACATCACTCCGAACCACCCCCATTTTTCGGCAAAGGATTCTGAGGCAATTGCTGATTCATTTCCTTCAGCCGCTCCATCAAATACGATGGCAAAATCAGAGACAATTCTTTCCCTAAACGATAAAAAAAAACCAGCGCACTTTGCACTTGTTCTGCTGACATCTGTTTCATTTCTTCTGTCCGCATCCTAATATCTCCATCATAAGCCGCAATAGTATATATATCATTCTTCTTTTCTGTTATCGGTCTATACAATACTGCGCATAGTTCAGGTAGCTGTGTTTCTATTCCGTTCTTAATAAAAGTTTCAATGTCGGCATATTCACCGAGTGTTATTGAATCAAGGTCTGGATGGAATCCGTACTCAACTTCATTTATCTTAACTATCCTTTTTAAAGAACTATCTTGCTTCTGTTGTAACTCTGCTATCCTACTCATTATAACTGCTACATCTTTTATGCTAAGCTCTCTTATTAATTGCTTAGGTATATCTGATAAAGCTGCTATTGTTTCTTCTGCTTCCTTTGTCTTACTTCCTGTTTCAAGGTCTATAAGTTTTAGCCATTTCTCAAGCGTTACATCTGACCATTTACTTATTAGCTTGAACTCTTTAATCTTGTCATCCTTCTTAATCTTGACTTTCATATAATATAATAGAAAAAGTTAATATTTAGTTTACTGTACAAAATACCTTCCTGCATTGGGATTGTCTAAGTGGTATATTACGTTGTATCTTATTCCATCAATAGCATGATTGTAATTGTCCACGTATAATTTTGAACCTTTATCTGCATAGACATAGTTGTTCAATTCTTTAGCTATGTTAGTAGACTCAGGACTTACTATCAATCGATAGTCTTGCATTCTAGTTATGCCACTTTCAATAGTTCCTTTTTTAACAGGCTTTATGTTTACGCCTAAATGCTTGAGATCTGCTATTAGTCTTGGTTCTGCACTATCAGCTATTATCAGTGTTTGTTCTACTTTGTCTAATATAACCTTTGCTAGTTCTTGACTTTTTAATCCATTCCTATAAATGTGTTCTTTAAGATATATCTTCTTATGCTTTTTATCAATAGCTACTTCAGTAAGTGAATCAGGATCAATTGAGAATCCAAAGTCCATTCCGCAAGAAGTCTGCAAATCATCAGGATTAAACTCTCCAAATGTCCAATTCTCAAAAACCACCCCTTCTGCCTTATCCAACCACCCCCCTAAGATTTTATGAGTGTACTTTTTAAAGTTAGTATGTTTTATGCTCTTAATACGCTCTAGGAAGCTCTGTGAGAGGTTTTCTATATTATCTAGGTATGTACTATGGATATAGCATACATTGTCTTTAACACCATTAAAACCACCCTCTACACCTTTGCTTTCAAAGAACCTATCATATATCCAATGTTCTTTAGTTACAGGGTTTAAAATTAGTATTACTCTATTTTGTATATTCTTTTCTCTAATACTAAGGTCTATTGTGTCAAAAGTATTCTCATCAATAAGCTCTTCAGCTTCATCTAATACCCAACAACTAATACCTTGTAATGATTTTAAACTCGCAGTCTGATTACCTGCTGATGTCTTAATCCCTCTAAATAAAATATCACTTTTGCTTTTTGTGTTTATTACTTCAGATTTGTTTACATAGAACATTTCGTCTTTATATTCTAGTAAACCTATCTTTTGTAAGAACTCAGGTATGATTGATAAATGAGCAGACACCATAGTATACCTGGTGAACAATACCCTTATGCCTTTTACCATTGTAAGTAATGTTAAGAATACTGTAACTGCAAATGACTTACCTGAACCCCTACCTCCTGTTATAATAAAGTAACGGCAATCCGATTCAAATAATGGGTTGTATTTATGATTCAGTCTCAGTTTTGTAGAATGTTATTAATGGCATATGTATAGGTTCATCTCCTGATGTAACATCTATTTTATTTGTTTCATTCATTCCTAAAATGTTCTTTGCTCCATGTATTACTACTGATGGCACTTTATCTTTTATACATTCATAAAATTTAGACTTTACAAAATCTTTAGTTACTAAATCAACATCTTTAACTGCTTGTGCAAACTCTTCATCTTCCTTTAGCCATTTATAATAGTTTGTTCTTGAAAGGTCTGTTGCTTTTAAAGCTGTTGTTACTACACCTAGACTTGACTCTAGTGCTTTTAACATCTGTTTCTTTGCGATTTGTGTTCTATTTTGTTCCATTTTATAGTTGCTTTAATTCCATTCCGTAATTATCTACATCTTTTTTTATCTTAATATTTTTATTTTTAATGAGCTTTAGTTTTTTAAAAGGAGTATAATCAACGTGATGATGTATTCTGCCAAATCTAAAAGTCAATCTTGAAACGTCAGGGTGTACATCTACTTGCATTTGACTTTTAGGCAAAGTTCCTTCCTTATCATAAAACTCCTCTGAATTACCTCCTCTTAATACTTGTGTTGTTATTTTCTCTTGAAGCATAGCATTAAATTGAATTGTACAATATCCAGCCTTTAACATATCTAAACTTAATATCGTATCTTCATTATATCTGCCTCTCCATTTAAAAGGTACATCATTCTTTATAAAGTTACAACTATATATTCTTGTATTTTTTACAAATGGGGGATATTTCTGCTTTCTAGCTATAAACATAAAATAGTTAGGGCCTGCCATTGCTACATTTTCATATCGTTCTACAAAATCTTCCATAGCTAAAAATAGAGAGCCTGTTTGTGCTGTATGAATTTGATTATTATTATATCTGCAAAACCTATTAATATTATCATCCATTACCCAATGATATGCAAATCCATTTCCCTTAGAATGTTCCCATACAAAATTTCTTGCTGCTCCAGGACCTGTACTTTTAGACCTACCTAAATTATCAAGAACTTCATACTCATCTAAATACTTTTCAGGCAGTATTAAAATCTTTTCCTTATCTATTACTGCTGCATAATCTTTATAATCACTCTGTTCAATTACAATATAATAAGGCACTTGCATTTTCTCTAATGCTTTACTTGTTAATCTGCTATCTGCCCTTCCTTTAGATACTATGTATAAAGGATATTTAGGATTCATCTGAGTATTGCTTATCCTTTTGAACCAAGTCATTAACTTTAGGAAACCAGATGCTCTTTGTCTTTGCTGTCAGTTCTTGATTTATTAGATTTGCAAAAAGTTGCACATCCTCATCCGTTTTAAATGATATAATAACCTGTCTTTTAGGAGATAAATCATCATTGTTAAATTCAGGCATTCCTGTCCATTCTGCTTCAGCATTTAATTCGTTTCTATCATCTTGGTTTTCCCATACATCTAAACCCCATTCAGTTATCTTAATAGTATTCCATTCATTCCCTAGCATAGCCCAATCCCATTCCCCAAAGTTTACATTGTCTTTTACTACAAATTCTTTCTTTTGTTCTTCAGTAAGTCCTTCAGCTACTTCAATCCATACTTCTTTTAGCCCTGCTTCTTTACTAGCCTTTAATCTCATATTGCCACCTAAGACAATCATATCCTCATCAACTACAATAGGTCTTAGCTTTAGCATCTCAGGAAACTCCTGTATTGACTTTACTAACTTTTTAAATTTATCGTTCTTAATGATTCTAGGATTGTTAGGGTTTCCCTTTATTTTACTTATCTTAACTTGTTGTTTCATAGTATATAATAGAATTTATTTGTTTTTATTTATAAGGTTCATTAATTCCTCTTTCGCCTACTAGCTTTTCTTTTGCTCCTGCCCAGAGCTTATCACGTTTTTTACTTAGACTAGGCTCTGTACGTTTAAGGCTAGGCATTCCATCTTCAGGCTCAGAGTCCATATACTTACCACATCCACATTTAACATCAGTTACCCATTTACGATCAACAAAGATAATCTTAGCCTTTGCTACTTCTTTTTCTTCTTTACCACATTTACAAGAGTATAATGTCATTGTGCTAACCCTCCTGTTTTAACATCACCTTTCTTAAAGAGTTTATCTAGTTCAAAGTGTAAATGGTTTATTGCTTTCTGTATATCTTGTTCAGCAGGATTCCCTTCTTTCTTCCCTGCTCTCAAAAGATAGCTTACTGCTGTTCCTACATTATACGATAATTCAAAGTCTTCTACTACTTTTCTAGCTGAGTAGCCATACTTAGTTCCTGAATAGTAACTTGGTTCTGTTGTTTCTTTATAATCTATCGGCATCATCTAATTTTTTTATGTTATTATATATTTCAGCATTATGCTTTTTCTTTATTCTGTAATCTAAATATAAAAGTAGGATTCCACTTATTGCAAATACTAAAGCTATTAATATTAATATTTTCATTTTTCTAAAAGTTTAAGCAGCTGTTGGCTTGTGTAGATTCTGTCATCACCACTGTAGTTTTCATAGATACAAGTAAAGTTTTCATCTTCACCTTTATCCCAAGTCCAGAGGCTTTTAACATTCTTTTTAATATGAAACTTTAATACTGATTTGATTGATTTGTAGTGTCTTTTATCCATTGTATTTATTATATAATTTTTTTATTCCATCAAAACAAGTTGATATACAAGATCCACAATTAGTTCCTGTTCCATAATTTGTCATGTATATTACATTGTACAAAGTTATCATTCTTTTTTTAGTAGCAATATTTTTAGCTCTTCCTGTTTTTAAGTCATCCCAAATATCCAGGACTTCTTCTATTAAGTGTTGAGGTAAATCATCTGGAGCTGTTACCTCTGTAGTTTTATCCCAATACTTTTGCGGACAAGACATAAGAGCAAGACGTGCCTTCAGTTTCATAAAACATAGACACCGCTTACAATTTCCTGTAGGTTTAAAATAGTAAACACATTCCTTACAGATTGCAAGACGTTCTTCATATATTTCATCAGGTACAAAGAACTTATTCATTTAATTTCTTTTTAAGTAATTCTCTTACTTTATCTATTGTAGTAAATAAACTGTTACGGCTTATGCTAGTCTTTTTCGCCAGTGAGTCTAGTGTATTCGCTTCATAGTAGTAAAGCTCGAATATTTTCTTATCATACCAAGTGCAATCTTCTAAGGCTTTGTCAATTTCTTCTAGCTTTGTCCATTGGTAATTATCTACTTTTTCGTTAGGAAGGTTATACAAATTCTTACTATTAGAATTATCAGGTACATAATCTTTACCACTAAAAGTTTTAGTACAATTATAAATAGTACTGTCAATATGTGTATAATACTTTTCATACTTATAATAAAAGTTAGATCTTGTACTTGTTAAAGCTCTTCTTAATGCTACTGCTCCATATTTTGTTATCCCTTCTATTCCATCATTATCATAAATCTTCTTTATAGTTTCAGGATTTGCTTGAAGAAGATATAACATTAACTCCTGAACTGCTTCGTGTATTTTGTTTTGATCAGTTGTAAGTCCGTAAGCCATAGTCCTGAACTTATCTGATAGCTTTGCTATTTCTGCATATATCTCAGTCATCAGTTGGTTCTATTGTATCTATCTTGTCTACTGTATCTTGTAGCATTTCATCCAAGACAACTTTATATGCTCTAAGTATTGCTCTATTTCCTTTAGTTTCTAAAGCTGCAAAGTAGCCATTAGTAGCAACTGAAACATTAATAGGTATTATCATAAGCCAGTCAAAGAAGTTGTGCTCTTTAGTTCCTGATCCATAAGAGTTGTGATATTCTAAAATTAAGTCTATGACTTCTAAGTAATTTTGGTATCTTGCTTTTGTACTTGTTTCTTTTACAAAATCTTTGCACATTAACAAATAAGTTTCAATTGCCTGTTTATGTTTTTGATTTGCGTAAATCGTTTCTTGCATACGCAAACTTATAATAAAAGTTTACTCAATTCCTTTTTCTTTTTTTAACTTTTCAACATAGGACTTGTAATAAGCTATCTTATCTTCATAATCACTTCTAGTAAACTTGACTATTGTTCTTGCTAAATATTCTAGCTCTTGCGCAGTACCTTCACCATACTTTGAATCTAAAGCTAAAGCAAATCTATACTGTTCACCTCCACGAAACATATTACAGGCAATACACTGGCTAAAACAATTTTGCTCATCATACCGAGTTGCCATAAAACGCCTAGACTGGAAATGACCATTTTGAT